GATGCACTTGTGTACGAACCTACAATCAAAGCATTTAGCTCTGTAGTAGATACTGTACTATTATCACTACCTAATTTACCTATGTATAGTTTATTATTACCATTAGACCATGCTAACTCACCGTATGCTAATGTCAAACTAGATACATCTGTGGCATTATAAGTAGACGTTCTTTTAATCTGTATTTTATTTGCCATTAGAATATCCCTCCATTTATATCCTCATTTTGCAGAAGTACATCTGCATCTTTTACACTAATTGTTGTTTGTCCTTCAGCTTCAGATGTAACTATACCAGTACCTGCTACTATATCTGAACTAAAGTTATCTGCTTGTGTTATCGTAACATCAGCAGTTCCGTTATCAATTTTCAATTTATTGTCATCATAAAAAACAATTTTTTTATATACATCTTTAATTTTATTTGGTCCTGTTAAACTTCCACCCATTATGTTGTCACTCCTATATCGTCATATGTTGGTTCATTTACACTTGCTACGTCACTATAACTAGCATCACTAGGTATAGAAACATTGCTAAAAGTATGTACACTTCTTGTTATATCTGTATAAATACTACTACTTGGATCTGTTATAGCTGTTAAACTAACATCTAATGGTATTGCTACGTCTGCAAAATTACCATCAGTATTGTCATTAAAATGTTGTACTAAGGAATCAAACGATACATTAATATCACTTAATGCAGATAAACCAAAGTTTCCTTTTTTCCACGTATTAGCCATTATTTTTTCTTTACAATCTTTTTAATTTTACCATTATGAGTTCTAGCAAACTTATGTTTTTTAGTTTCACGTATAAGTGTACCATAATAAGTTTTACCGCCCCATTTCCAACTAACTCTCTTAGTCATTATATCTCCTAAAAACTATGTTGTTTAACTGTAGTAGCTCCAGATACTCTGCCTCTACTCTTAAATGTTTTTGCTTCTTTTATACCACGTTCAAATTTATTTTCAAAATATAATGCTTGACCCATTCCGTCTTGCGTTTGTTCATATCCAAGTTGAATAGCTTTATCAACTAAATATTGATGAAACTGTGTAGGTAGTTCACTTTGTTCTGTCATTGCACTACTACCAGAATCTAATGTATTAAAATGATCTGCTTTTTTATGATAGAATAAAGTAATCTTTCTTACATCTACTGGTGATGCATACTGATTCTTTTCTTCTTCCATAGGGTCATGTAATGCAATACCGATAGAATCTCTTTCTACCCACCATACCCATTGTTTTACATTTCTGTCATATATTGTACTATAATTTGGCATATTAACACTTCCACTTTCTTAACGATTTATTAATTCTTGAATTAGGATCGTTTTGTTTTTTAGTTCCAGTTAACTTCTTTTTCATACCTCTCATACGTGCACAGAAAGATCTCTTTCTAGGCCCACCTTCTGGTTGAGGAGCTTTTAAATTTCCTCCAGTTTTTTTATTATAAGAAGCTCTACCTTTAGCATTTAATCCCCCGCTAGGGTTCTTACCTTCTTTTCTTTGCCACGCTGGTGATTTAGCCATTATTTAGCTCTTCCTTTTACTAAACCTTTAGCACTTTTAGCTATCATTTTTGGTGCTTTGCTAGCTAATTTTCCCACTTGTTTAGCTTTTCTACCTGCGGCTTTTCTCATAGCATCTAATTTTCTAGCTTTTGCTGTAGCTTTTCCGCCGTACTTCTTCCTTTTAGGTTGTACTTTTCTTTTCCCCTTAGGAAATGTATCTGTATTAGATCCAGCCGTAGATCTAATCATTGTATCTTTTACGTTTGCCATTATGTTAAGTCCCTATATTCTGGTCTGCCCATCAACCTGTTAATCTTTATTGTATTGCCATCGTCATCAACAATATCTACACTTTTAATTTCTAAAATACTTTCTTTTAAACCATAATATCTTTGTGCTGCCACTGTATCAAACTGAGTAGCTTCATCCAATATTAATGTTCTAGAACAAAACTCATCTGACGCCTGATTTAGTAAATGTATAATTTCATTACTGCCAAGGTCTGGGTGATGTTTTCTAACTAACTCTATCATCTGCTGGAGTTTCATAATCTTTTCCTTCTGCTTGTGGTTGTAGTAAATATAAACTTAAAAACGCACTTAAATCTCCTACTACCATTTCATATTGTTTTGTATACCAATCGTAGTCAGCCATTTTTGCATTTATTTGATTAGCATAAGACTCTACTCTACCTAAATAGTCTTGTATTTCTTGTGCTTCACTTTCACTAACCATTCTTGCTGCTTCTATTTTTTGCTGTAAATCTGTTGTATATATAGCTAATTCTTTATTGTATTCATTTAATTCGTTTTCAATATCTGCAGCATACTGTTGCAATAATTGTTGCTGCTTTCCTAATGCTACTTGTGCCATTTCTGGATCTTCATCTGCTATAAAATCATCTACTCCAAAATCTGCTTCTGTTCCAGATGTAGTATCTGAACCTGACAATGTTCCATAATCAGTTGTTAAAGTAGGCTTACTATAAGTTGGCGCAGTACCTAAACTTGCTAATGTAGTATCATTTAACGTTACTGCGGTAGGAACTGTTGGCAACGTTACATTAGCCATCATTAATCTTAATAATTCTTTTGCAGCATATAACACAACGCCTCTTTCTAATTCATCTGGTAAATTACTAATAGACGTATCTCCCAAACCAACAGATGTATCTGGACTTATATGTTTTACTAAAGCACTTTGTCCGTTTGCAGGAGTTGGTATAACATTTAAAGTTCCGCTTTCTACGTAATATTTAGGATCTAATTTGCTAGTATAATAAATACTATTTACATCTGTATAATCTGCAGCATCTTCTGGACTTATTTCCATAGCTTTTCTATTACGTGTACCATCATTTCTAGTAACACTTACAATTTGCAATACTGATGCAGTGCTCATAGTTGTAGGTGAACTATTTAATGTTGTAGAACTTGTCATTCTATTAGCCATATCTTCGTTAAATGAAACATATTTTGTTATATATTTAACGCCTTCTTCTAAATACAAATCAGCTTGTGATGTGTAATCAGGGCTATCTATATCGCCAACTATTGCTTCTATCTCTGTTTTAAAACTCATATCAGCTCTTTATCCCAAATACTTCTTTTAGTATTTTTTTTGACTGTTTAGGTGTGCTAGTTGGAGTAATTCTTATACTACCAGGGTCCATTTGCATACCTCCACGTTGAGGTTGAGGTGGTTTAGGTTCTAGTTTATATCTAGGTTTTGCACCAGTTCCTTTACCTCTAATTACACCTAAGTCATCTTGTTTTTTAATTTTTCTTGCTTTTTTCTCAGCAGCGGTTTCTCTTAAAGTTCCTCTTTTTCCTGCTTTTGGTCTAGTTGTTAAATCGTCAGGTATCATATCTCCTTGTGCACCTTTCTTACCGTGATAAGATCTTGTACTAGGATTGTACATACCTTTATTTTTTGATCCATATTTACTCTTATTCTTTTTAATAACTTTTTTAATTGTTTTTGCCCCAATTCTTAATGCCTTTAATGCTAATGCTGGATTTGCCATTACTTACCTACCTTCTTCAACTCAATCATTATTATTTCTGATTTGTTTTTTACGTTTGTTCTGTCAGGCATGCCACCAGGTTTGATATTTTTTTCCTTATGCATGCTACTTACCATATTTCTTTCTCAAAGCTTTGTTTTTTGCTTTTTGTTTTCTTCCCTTATTTAAGCCTGAAACTCCCCCATAAAGACTATATAGTCCTACATGTGAAACAGTTTTATAGTTTTTAACACCAACTTTCTCAACTAAACCTCTTGCTCCATAGGCAACTTTACCTAAAGGTGTTCTTTTATCAGGACCAGCTTTTCTCATTGCTTTAGTAATTCTTTTTGCTGGTTGTCCTTTTTTTGTTAAATAAGTACTTTGTTTATCAATAGTTTTACCTAAACTTTTTACAGCAGCTTGCGAACTTGTTTTAATCTTTTTTTGTCCTGTTTTATAAAGTTTACTACCTTTATCATAAGCTTTAGTTGCTGCTTTTTTAGTACTTGCTTTTGTAATGCCTCTTTTAGCTAATTCTTTAACGCCTTTTTTTAGCAGTTTAGTTCCTGCTATTCTTGCTGCCGATAAGGCAGCTGCTGCAAATGGAATCGCCATAACCTTCTCCTATTCAATAGTGGGGGGATATATTTCAATCCCCCCGTTTATCTTAACTAAATTGCAATACAGTGTGTGTTTCTGGTAAAGAAATTTCTAGACCTGCTTCTGTAAGAACCATGTCTTTTCTTCCGTCAACATTTCTGTTTTGTACATTAGTAATGATTTGAGTATCACGTGATACACCGTTACCCATTAATGGACGGTATGCTACGTTATTCAAATCAATCATAATTGCTGTATTTTCGTGAATACCTCTAAATAGTGGTTCCATAACAAAGTTAAGGTTACCGTAAATAGTTGATACTCTTGTTACAGCATGTCCGAAGTTACCTTGAACATTCTGAATGTCAAGACCACTTCCAACCTGACTGTTTAAAGCCATTGTATTACCTAAGAATGAAGACCCACCAAGTTTGTTCAACCATGATAGGACTTTTCTTGAAGCTAATACTAGTTTTTCACCGCTGTTTCCAGACTCTGGTGAGAAAACATCTTCCATAGAGTCAATGAAGTGATCGTAATTAGCTGAAGAATATTGGAAAGTTTTCACTTTACCGTATGCTTCAGTGTAAGGTACGATACCCCATGTTCTTCTAACTGGACCAGTTGCTGTAGAATCGTCTGTTCCTACACCGAATAGCATAGCATGCTCAAGATCCATCTTATGTTCCATAAGTTTTTCTTGGTATACTCTCATGTATTCGTTAGAAATTCCACGATATCTAGTAGCTAGAGCTGTACCAGAGAATAGAGGTACTGAGGTCTTAAAGATCTGACAGTATCCTTCTCTGTTGTAGAACTCGTCACTCCAACCTTCTGGGTCAGTTCCACCTTCAGCAAATGCTGAACCTACAACTTGACCTTTTACGTTGTCGTCAAAACGTAGCTTAGATGCACTTGCAGGTGTTTGAATACCTTTAGTTGCAGCGTCTGCTCCGTCAGCTGATCTAGTAGCCTTAAGCATTAACTTAAGGAATGTAGCTGCTTTAATTTTAGCTTTGCTAGAATCTGTAGCTTCTACTTCATCGATCTTGTAATATGCGATTGCTCCTACGTCACTTCCGTCTGAACCGTCAGCGTCGTATTCACATTCTATTGCAACAATTTGTCCTACTAATAGGAACTCAGGTGCAACGTTTGTTGATACCTCTCTACCAAATTTATCGTAGCCACAATCTACGTAGAAGTTATCTCCAGTAACAATAGCAAAAGCATCTGTGTTATAGTCACCGATTATTTTAGCTGCTTGCATTTGGAAATTACGTCTCTGCCACTGATGTCTTTGCTCTAAGAACTTAAACACAGGGTCATCTGTAGGTTTCTTTGCGACATTGGATAAATAGGTAAAGAAAGGTGATTGTTGAGGAGCTAATTCAGCTACTCTTTCACCAAAGTTGAAAATTCGTCTATCAACATTGATGGAAGTACCCTGAACAGCTTCTCCTGGATTAATACTATATATGTTAGCCATCTTAATTCACTTCTCCTAGTTAAAATGGATTCTTCTTGTTAAAGTTTTGTATCATAGAATCCATCATTTTATCTTCTGATCTTTTAGATGACTGCACATTGACTCCAGCTTTTACCCCGATAGGTTTAGGTATTGACAGTTTTGACTTTTGCTGCATCATATTTGCTTGTTTTTGTAACACTGCATCATTTACCTGAGTAATCGTTTGATTACTTTGTTCTGGTGCATTGTCTAATCTATGTAATTTTACAAGATTATCTAGCGATAATGATTCAGGTGCTGTCATTTTTACTAAAAAGTCATTAGCTTCTTCAGTACTATAACCATAATTGCGTTGTAGGTCAGATACTAATTGTGCTTCTTGAGCATTCTTTTTAGTCTGTTCTTCCATTTTACGCATAGATTCAATACGTTGTTCTTCTAATGACGTAGTATAATCTGTCATGCTTTCCATATATTCAGTTTGTTTAACTAAATATTTAGCACTTGTGCTATCTGGGTCTGCTATTGCCTCGGAATGATCAAAATCAGCTGGCTTCTTAGGTTTAACAGGTCTTTCTAAAGATGCTGTTTTTC